CAGCGGCTTCGGTTTCGGCCGGCGCGAAGGTTTATTCCACGGACGGCGGCGCGGAGGGAAATTCCGTCTATGCGACGATGTTCCTTGCAGCCAACGCTTACGGCGTTACGGACGTAACCGGCGGGGGGCTTTCGCACATTATTAAGCAGCTTGGGTCTTCGGGAAGCGCAGACCCCTTAAACCAGAGGGCGACAACCGGATGGAAGGCGCTCAAGACAGCGGAACGGCTGGTGGAAGAATATATGGTTCGGGTGGAGCATTGTTCGAGAACAAACCCGACGGCAGCGTCGAACTAGAAAAGAACAGGGGGAGGGAGCGAACCGCTCCCTTCTTTTCAAAAAACAAAGGGAGGAAACACACGAAATGGCAACAAAGACAAAGGCAAGACAGGACGACATGGTTAAGATTAAGCTGCACCGGGACAAAAACAGCGGCAAGGGGCTTTTTGTGAACGTGAACAACAGGCGGTATTTTATCCCGCGGGGAGAGGTTGTTGAAGTTCCGCTCTGTATTGCGGAAGTGATTGAAAATTCGGCAGCGCAGGACGAGCATACCGCGGCGATGATCGAGCGCATGACGCAGGGAGAAGAAGAATAGGAACAGGCAGGAGGAGGGGACCGACATGACGGTTAATGAGGCGATTACTGCCCTGAACAGCGTGAAACCCAACCAGTATGACGACGAGACCATGGTTGGATGGCTGTCTGATTTGGACGGAAGTTTATATGAGGACGTGGTCTGCTGGCACGAGGGCACAGAGGAGACACCCCACGGGCCATATTGCCCGGAGGAGGACATGCAGAAGGAATTGATGGTCCCCGAGCCGCACACTGATCTTTATTTGAAATACCTTTGCGCGCAGATCGATTATTACAACGGCGAGATCAGCCGGTACAACAACGCGATGATGATGTACAACGCGGCGCTGGCTTCGTTTGCGGACTGGTTCAACAGGACGCACACGCCAAAGCAGGAAAACAGGATTGAGGTGATCTAGCATGGGGTTTTTGCCCAGCCTTGGCGCAGTGAAGGCGAGCAGGGACATGACAGCGACGTTTGGCGGATATAACCACAACCCGGTGATTGCGGCAAACGAGTTTTACGACATGCGCAACATGAGTTCGGACGGGTGGCCGCTTCTTTGCCCAAGAGAGGCAAGGAGAAAAGTGCGCACGCTTGAAAAGCCGAACGGGCTTTGCGCAAACGAAAAGCTCGCCTGGGTGGACGGAACGGGGTTTTATTACGACGGACAAAAATATGGGACGGTGGCGGACAGCAAAAAGCAGTTTGTCAACATGGGCGCATACATCCTGATCTGGCCGGACAAGGCGTATTTCAACACCAAAACGCATGAATTCGGCAGCATGGAAAACCACGTTTCTGTTACGGGGAGCGTTACCGTTTCCCTCTGCAAAAGAGATGGGACGGTTTACAGCGGGTATACCGCGGCTTCTTCGCCGCCCGCAAGCCCTTCAAACGGGGCGCTTTGGATTGACACGAGCGCAGCGCCGCACGTTTTAAAGCAATATGCGGCTTCTTTAAAAATGTGGACAAGCGTTCCCACAACGTATGTAAAAATCGCGGCGACCGGAATCGGGACGGGGTTTTTGGAAGGCGACGGCGTTACGATTGCGGGCATGAAGGACGCGAACCTCAACGGGAGCTTTGTTTTGCAGGGAGCGGGGAGCGGATATTTGGTTATTACGGCGATTGTGGACAAGGTTTCGACGCAGACCGGGGGCGTTTTGGTCAGCCGGACAGTTCCCAAGATGGATTACATGACCGAATGCGAAAACCGCATTTGGGGATGTTCGAGCGAAAAGCACGAGATTTACGCATGTGTGCAGGGGGATTTTAAAAACTGGAACCGATACCTTGGGATTTCGACGGACAGCTACGCCGCGACGATTGGCACGAGCGGGGATTTTACCGGGTGCATCACACACCTTGGGTATGTTCTTTTTTTCAAGCCGGACGTGATTCACAAGATTTACGGAAACAGGCCGTCGAATTACCAGATTACCAGCACAAATTGCAGGGGCGTTCAAAAGGGAAGCGAAAAGAGCCTTGTAATCGTCAACGAAACTTTGTATTACAAAGCGGAAAACGCGGTATGCGCTTATAACGCGGCGCTCCCTTCTTCGGTTTCCGAAGCGTTTGGCAACGTTTTTTACAAAAGCGCTTCAGCGGGAAAGTGCGGAAGCAAATACTATATTTCCATGAAGGACGGGCAGGGCCAACCGGTTTTTTTCGTCTATGACACAGCAAAAAATATTTGGCACAGGGAAGACGGGACGTTTGCCGAGTATTTTGCAGCAGCGGGCGGCGCGCTTTATTTTATCGACGCGGCGGGCGGACTTTATGAAACAAAGGGCGGAACGGAGGACGTTGAGTGGATGGCGCAGACAGGAGACATTGGGCTTTTGAGCCCGGACGCGCAATACATTTCCAAAATTCAGATTCGGCTCGAAGCAGAGCAGGGCGCGCTTATCCGCATTGAAGTGCAGTATGACGGGGAGAGCGCATGGCAGGAGAAATACCGCATTAACGTCACCAAAAGGCGGTCCTTTGCCATTCCGATTATTCCGAGGCGGTGCGACACGATGCGCATTCGCATTGTGGGAAGGGGAAAGGCGCGCGTTTACTCCATAGCCAAAACAATCGAGCAGGGGGGAGAAGCATAGATGGCGCTTGGCGGATTTGCGCTTCCCGAGATCAGCCGGGAGACGATGGCGGACAGCAGGGAGCAGAAAAAGATCAGCGAATATCTTTACCAGCTTACAGAGCAGCTTCGGTTTGTTCTTACCAATCTTGACGGGGACAACTTTGCGCAGGGGGCGATGGAAAAGGAGATTGCTAAGAGCGCTTTGGTGCGGGAAATCCGCGAAAATCTGGAAGACGACAGGGGAAACATCCATACACTCAGCCTTACGGCGGACGAGCTGAAAAGCGAGATCGCGGACGCGAACGGCAATATTTCAACGTTTACGCAGACAGCGCAAAGGCTTGAGAGCGAGATCGCGGACGCAAACGGCAATATATCGACGCTTACGCAGACGGCGGAAAAATTGGAAAGCAAGATCACGGACGCGAACGGCAATATTACAAAGCTTACGCAGACGGCAAGCGGCATTGAAGCCGCTGTGAACGCCAGCAAGCTGAGTTTTGACGCCAGTGGGCTGCATATCAAAAACGGCGGATTTGAGATTCGCAACAAGGACAACACACGGGTATTATACGCGGACACGAACGGAAATCTTACGCTTAACGGGAAGGTAAACGCGACATCTGGGACGATTGGCGGGTTTACGATCGAGGAAAACACACTTTCAGGGGGCGGGGTTACGCTTTACGCTTCGTCAGGAATTATCCGTTCGGAGTATGGAACCAACCGAACAGATATACACAGGTCATCCCTGCTTTTTTATGAGAACGGCAACCAGTCCGCGCAGATCGATGTTGGAGAGTATGGGGTTCGGATTTTTACCATGGGCGGCTCGGAGAGCAACACGAAAGGGGATATCGCGCTTCTGTTAAGATATGGCGCACTGTATATCGGCGGGGCGGCGGACGGCGGGGAGAACCGAATTATCTGCGACAATCCCGCGACCACCACCGGCGGATCGGCAAACGTTCGATGGGTCCAGAGGAAAGATGAGCCGTACAAGGGGAGATATTCGCTTGGATATATTACATCGTCAAGGCGGTACAAAAAGAACATTGAGCCGGTTGCCCGGGACGCGGGCGCGATCATTGACAAAATACGGCCGGTTACCTATGAGCCGCGCACGGGCGAAGAGACAGGCGTATATTATGGATTTATTGCAGAGGAGATGGAGGAAGCGGCCCCGCTTCTGTGCACTTATATTGAACAGGACGGAAAAAAGGTCATTCAATCCGTCCAGTATGACCGCGTTCCGGTTCTTCTTGTGAAGGACGCGCAGCAAACGCACAGGCGGCTTGCGGCGATTGAAAAGTGGATGGAAGAAAAGGAGAAAGCAAAATGAAACAGGACACCGAGATCAAAAGCATGGACGCAAAGGAACTTGTAGAGGGATTGGCGATTTTAAACCTTTTGAGTGTCAGCGGGCTTGAAAACGCGGCGCGGCTTACACAGGCGGCGGAAAAAATCAAGGCGGTTGCAATACGAATCGCGGACAGGGAAGCAGAGGAGGAACAATAGTGGCGGGCTATTCACAGATTAAAAAAGGCGCCAAAGGCAGCAGCGTTTCAAATTTGCAGAGCATTCTCAACAAAAAGGGATATTCGCTTCAGGTAGACGGGATTTTTGGAAGCAAAACGCAGGCGGCTGTTCGCGATTACCAGAAGAAGAACAGCCTTAGCGTGGACGGGATTGTTGGAAACAAGACCTGGGCTTCCCTTATGGGCACAGGAGCGGCGGCAAACAAGACGGCAACACCCGGCGCAGCGGCAGGGGCAAACAAGGCCGCGAGCACAGGCGCGGCGGCAGGGGGAAAGGACAAGCCCCTTACCGCGGCGCAGTGGCTTTTAAAGAACGAAGCGGCGAAGCCGGCGTATACCCAGCCAAAGGAAGTTACCCAGGCGGCAAACATGCTTGCGCAGTACGAGAAAAACAGGCCGGGCGATTATCAATCCAGCTATCAGACGCAGATTCAGGGCGTTTTGGACAAGATTTTAAATCAGAAGGAGTTTTCTTATGACTTTGCTTCCGACCCGCTTTACCAGCAGTATGCGGACCGTTACCAGCAACAGGGCAAAATCGCCATGCAGGACGCGATGGGCCAGGCGGCGGCGCTTACCGGAGGATATGGAAACAGCTATGCGCAGCAGGTTGGACAGCAGACTTATCAGAATTATTTGCAGGGCGTAAACGACGTGATCCCCGAACTTCGCAACGCGGCATATCAGACATGGCAGGACGAGCGCAACCGCGAAGCCGCGAATTTAAACATGCTTCAGGGGCTGGACAGCACAGACTATGCAAGGCACCGGGACAAGGTTTCGGATTATTACAATGACCTTAATTATTATTACGGCAAGTACAGCGACAGGGACGAATCCGCATATAACCGCCATTTGAACGATCTTTCCGCATGGCAGGCAGACCGGAACTATTATTATGGCAAGACGCAGGACGAGCTTTCGCAGCAGAACTGGCAAAAGGAGTTTGACCAGACGCAGCAGAACTGGCAGAAGGAATTTGACTTTGCGGCGCAGCAGGCGAAAGCAGGCGGGAGTAGCTCGGGCGGGAGCAGTTCCAAGACTTCAAAGAAGAGCAGCGGGAGCAAGGCGAAGAGCAGCGGGAGTTCGAGCAAACGCGTGGAAGCGATAAAGACAGATAAAGCGCAACTTTTTTTGGACAATATCGTAACGCCACAGGTATACAACGCGGGCAAAAAGACGCGGTACAAAGCTTATTCGAATTATAACGCGTATCTAGATGGCGTTGGAGAAAAGTGGGGATTAACCGACGCGGAGAAAGCATGGATTCAATATCAACTTGGTTTAAGGTGACGAAAAATGGCGACATTTGCAGAAATAGAGAAAAAAGTAAAAAGAGGAAAAGTCAATATCACTTATAAGGATACCGGGGAAAGCGAGCGGAGAAAAAAGCGGAAGCAGGAAATAGACGCATATAACCGCGGCGCGGTCAGCCGGGAGAATTTGAAGACGTCCTTCCCGCTCCAAAACTGGGCGGACGGGGTTATGCACTTTCAGAGCAGAGTAGCAGGCGATGCGAAGAAGCGGGGCGAGGGATACCAGAAGGCGGAGGACGTGCGGGCAAACCGGGACAGGAGCGCGGTAGAGGTTGCGGGGCTTTTGGTTCAGGGGGCGATCGCAAAGGAGCATATCAAACGCAACACAAATCTTTCGGACGCAAACCGGAGAAATGCGATCAGTACGATTGATACGGGCATGAAGCAGCTTGGGGACGTACAAAAAGGATTTAACGAGGAAACGAAATATTGGGAGCAGTTTTCGGACGAGGAGGATTATAAGCGCAGCTTTGTTGAAAACGGAAACCAGGAGCGGCTCAGGAACCTTGACAAAGAGAAAACACAATACCAGATCGACGCGCTTAAAAAGCGGAAAAAAGTTCTGGACAAGGTGAGAACGAGCGCGGAATACCAGAACCAAAGGCGGAATTTATCCATATTTTCGCGTGACTGGGAAAAGAATTCGGGTTGGGTTACCCAGCTTGAGGCGGAATACGACATGATTGACAAGCGGATCAAGCAGCATGAAAACGATCTGGCGCAATCCGCGTATTTGAAAAAAATGGAGGGTTATGGGGCGCTTGCGAACGAGGCGGATTTTTTAGAATACGCGAAAAAGGGAGCGACGCTTGCAAAAAACAACCCGACGGTTGAACAGGCGCAGTATGACGGAGCGAAGCCAGTAAACCGGGTTGCGTTTGGGCGGGACAACTATGACCAGGTATCCAAGCCATATATCGGATTAAGCGGGGACCCGGCTTCGATCGCCAAGGAGTATGAGAATTATGACCTGATTGAAGACGAGGAAGCAGATGTATATAACTATCTTCTGGCAAAGGACACAGAACAGGGAACGAACCGGGCGGACGAATATCTGAAATATTTGCAGAACACGGTAAACGAATTGGCGGGCAAGGAAATGTCCGACAAGATTAAGGACCAGTGGCTGCTTGAGATTATATACGGACTTGGCAGCGGGCTTGACAATTTTTTTCAGGGGGCGTCACAGCTTTTTTCGGACGAGGAACTTCCCACATCCGCGATTCAGTATGCAGGGGCGAACGTGCGGGAAAGCCTTGCAAAGCGCGGGCCGAAGATTGGGAAAAACAGCCTTGGGCAGCTTGCGTATGACCTGACAAACACGACGGCAAACATGCTTCCCTCTATCGGGGTTTCTGTGGCAACAGGCGGACTTGGCGCGCCGGCGGCGCTTGCGGGGCTTGCCGGGAGCGCGACGCTGGCAGCGAGCGCGGGAGGAAACGCGTATAAGCAGGCGCTTTCTGAAGGGCGGTCAAAAGAAGACGCGTCGACTTATGCGGCGCTTGTGGGCTTATCCGAGGGATTGGTGCAGTACGCGCTTGGCGGCATTTCCAAAATGGGCGGGGCGATTATGGGAAAGAGCGTGAAGGGGCTTCTTCGGAACGTGAACAACTCCGTTGTGCGGGCAGTTGGGGAATTTGGCATCCGCATGGCAGGGGAAGGAATAGAAGAAGGCTTGCAGGAGCTGATGGAGCCATTGTTCCGCAACGCGATTTACGGCGAAAACAACAAGTTAAGCGATTACACGGAAGACGCGCTTTACGCGGCGCTTTTGGGCGCGCTTGCCGTGGGGCCGATGGAAGGGCCTAGCATATTAAGCGTAAGCAACAGGGGCAGGGCGGTTAAGAAATCCGGGCATTATCAGGAGCTTCTTTCGCGTGCGCTTTCGATGGACGAGAGCACGCAGGCCCACAAGTTGGCAAGAGAGCTTGCAGAAGGGTATGCGAAGCCCAACAACATGGCGATTGGGGAGCTTATGCAGGCGTATCGTGCGGATGGTGGGGATGTGGCGTTTATGACGGAGATTCCGGCGCGGGCAGCGGAAAGCACCGAAGCTGAGGTTGACACAGAGCAGAACCTTCGGGACGCGGCGCTTTGGGCGCAGGACCAGAGGGCGGCAAGACAGGAGCAGAGCACCGAAGAGGCAGCGCGCAGGGGCCTTGAGGAGCAAGTGAGGCCGTACACCGAAGAGGCAGCGCGCAGGGGCCTTGCGGAGCAAGTGAGGCCGTACACCGAAGAGGCGGCGCGCAGGGGCCTTGAGGAGCAGACGGGCAGGCAAGCGGCAATAGAGGCCCGGACCGCCATCAGCCCGCAGGCGGATGCGGCAAGGGTATTGACAAACCGGACAGGGATAGACAGGAGCAAAGCGACGCGGCAGAGGGCATTTTACAGAGACGGAAGGGCCGCAGAGATTGAAGGAATTGCGGAAGTGGAGAACGGGCGTGTTTTGGTGCGCCTTATGGACGGAAGCACGGCGCGGGCCGAAGAGCTTTCTTTTGCCGACCCGGCGGTGGACACGCTTTATGCGGCGGCGGGGGCGTTTGAGAGCCCGCGGGCAGCGCAGATGATGGTAGACAGCTTTGAAGGGCAGGTAAACCCGGAGCAGTATGCGAGGGGCTTTACAAGCGTATACCGGGGAGCGCGGACAGGGCTCAGTTATGAACAGGCGACGCGAAACAGCGCTTATGCGCAGGAATATTTGACAGCAGAGGAAAGACAGGCAGCATACGCGGCAGGAATCGGCGAACAAAGGGCGAAGTATAATAGAGAAGAAATAGCCGTACAGGAGGAAAGCGAATATGGCAGACGACAAGAAGAAGGATATGAGAGAACCGATCGTGGAAGATTTGGGAGAGATAAACGACGAGGAGATCTTCGTACACGTGAAGAACGCGCTGGGGATGCATATGCGGATCCCGTTGAGCAGAATGGAAGCGTTTACGAAAGCGCAGAAGGATCCGGAATACATTCGCAGATGCGCGGAATCGACGAAGGAGGCATACGAGACGCATCGCCGCTGTATGAAAGAGGAGGAAGAGAAGAAAGCGAAGCGGGCGCAGCAGAGCAGGGAACAAGACGAACAATAACCTATTTCAGGAACGGGAAGCCGCGGCAAATAACGTATACGGAATTTGAGGGAAACCCGACGTGGGAAATGCAGGAAATTGCATACAACAACCAGCAGAAGTATGGGCTTAGGACAGTGTTTGCCACAGGAGATATTGATCTGGGCAACAACGAGAAAGCAAACGGACTGATCCTTCCATCTAAAAAGACCGTTTACCTCAACATGAAGGCGGAGAACCTTGAAAACGTAAACGCGCACGAAATCGCCCACTATATGGTTGGGAGGAACCCGAGACAATATGCCCGATATATCGAGAAGGTGAAGAAAAATCTTCCGAAAGACGAGTGGAATAAGGTTAGAAAAAGATATGTTGATGCGTACCAGGAAGCATACGCAGGCGCGAACTTTGAAGCTTTGATTGAAGAAGAGATCGCCTGCGATATTCTTTGCGGAATGAATTATCTGATCGAATATGAAGGTGTGGCGCAAGCGACGCGGGAATTCCGGGAGCAAACAAATGTACCCGAAGTGCCGGACGTTTATCAGAATTATGAAGACGGGATTCTTTACTATATCGACAAAAAGAGCGGGGGAGGAATCCGCGGGCCGACGGGGAGGAAAAGCGGACAGGACGCAGAAGTTCGGTATTCTCTTAACCCGAAATTTGCGAGGGAATACGACGCGTGGGACGGGAAGAATCCGACGAAAAAATTTGTTATTGGCACGACATCGAAAGCCTTGCAGAGCATTGGAATAAAAGAGAAATCCATTGTTTGGGATTCTTCCAAAATAATAAAAATTAAAAGCAAGCACCCGGCGATGACAGACGGGATTATCAAGCAGGTTCCAAACATTATTGAGAACCCTGTGCTTGTGATGCAGTCGCTGCGCAAAGATAGCAGGATTGTCATGTTTGGCGAGGTTTTTGACGCAGACGGAGCGCCTGTTTTGGCTGTGTTGGAATTAAAACCAACAGACCAAAAAGGGCTGGTAATGGATTTAATTAAAATAGCGAGTTCGTACGGAAAAAATACAAATCCACAAAAGTTAATCGACGACAGTAAACTGCTATATATCGACCCAAATAAAAATAGAACCAATTCTTGGTTAACTTCTACTAGGCTCCAATTGCCGGTCGCTGTAACCAATTATGGTTCTATTGACACAGTATCACAATCGGATACGGCTGTCAAGGCTAGTATACGCGAAAACGGGGAAAAAGATACAGGGGTTCGGTTTTCGATCAAACGTGGGATGACAGAGGAGCAGAGGTATGAGGAGTTAAAGGACGCGAAGGTCATTGCCGCAAGATATGATGGAAAGCGATTGAGCCGGGAAGAGATAGGGCAACTGGAAAGAGCCACACGCAAGGAAGCGAAACAATATGCGAAAAAGTTGTATGAGAAATTCGGGCTTGACAAAAGCTACGTAAGCCCGGCGGCAGAGATTACGTTTGAGTTTTTCAAAAGAGGGTTCAGAGAAAGCGCCCAGAAACAGGGAGACAGAACCAGAGACTACGTTTCTTTTGGGAAGATGCTTGCGTGCTTTGACGAGGTAATAGAAAACGCGGTTCCGATTGAAATCCACGGGGACAAGTACGAGGGAACAAGGAGAGCGGATCCCGATCTGAAACAGGTATATGTATTGCTTTCGGCCTTTGAAGACGAAACGGGGATTGTTCCGGTACAGTTTGAAATCAAGGAGTTTGAAGAAAAGGAGAACCGGCTTTATGTGGCGGTTACGCTGCATAAAATAAGAGATGTGGTCTTAACTACGGAAAACACCCAACAAAGGGTGCCCGCCGTTGCTGTTCACATCTCTAGAATTAATATACGCGAATTGATGACCCATG